AGGTCTTGCTGAGAGCTGCTTAGAGCCAATCATCAACAAGTATCCTGGAATGGTCATCACTTCTGGCTTTAGACGTCCAGGAGATGTAGCTAAGTCATCAGCAACTTCACAACACTATAATGGTGAGGCAGCAGATATAGTTATACCAGGATTTAACAGACAGCAACACTACGAAGCTGTACAAGAGATACAAAAACTTGTACCTTACGATCAGCTCATCCTTGAATATTCAGGTTCAACTACAGTTTGGATCCATGTATCATTCAAATATAGTGGAGCTCGTAAGATGGCATTTACCATGAGAGATCATACACGTTACGGAGCAATGGGTACATACACGTTGATAGCATAGTATGGGAGATTGGTCACCTTCATCAACTCAGCTAAATACAGTTAACGAATATAACAACGTTAACCATACTATCACATATAGTGAAACGTCTTTATTAGGCGCAACTACAACTTATGATGTAACAGTTACTGCAATAGATACTAATACTACTGTAAACGTTGCAGGAAATAACATATCTGGTTACTATAGTGATTCTTTTGTAAATGATATACAATATAGAACACAAGATGATCAGTTTGTAAATGTTAGAAAATGGGCAGACATTGATAGATCAAAGATATCTGAGGTAGTATACTACAAAGCTGATACTACTACAAGAAAAGTTTATAGTTATTTAGCAACAGCATCAAACGGTGCAACACAGACTTATACTATTAATGTAGATAATAATTGGTCTTCAGGTAGAGATTCACTACTTAATGAAGTAAACTACACATTAACTGTCACTAAGCCAAATACTGGATATACACCTAATGCTGATGCTGCAGATGGTGAAACTATCCAAGGGTTCCATCCAGGTAAGTTTACGTCTATTAAAGTTACTTGGATAAATAACAATAAACAAACCGTTGTTTGGAAAAACAAAGGTTATACTAACTATGATTGGGTCAACTTCGTATGAGTTTAACAATACCTATTACCTTTGCAACTAGAACTGGCGAACTCCAACTTGCATACTTGGATGATAACTTTACATATTTAAAAAACCAATTAGATATAACCAATTCTACTGCTACAAACACTAATGCTACTATAACAAACATCCTTACTCAACTAACAGTATTAGGAAGTAATACAAGTGTAGGTGATGTATTATATGTAGATGATTCAAACAATAGAGTTGGTATTAAGCGATCATCTCCTACAGTTGAACTAGATGTTAATGGTGCAGTTAAAGCTACAAGTCTTGCATTAACAACTCCACTACCAACAACATCAGGTGGATTGGGAGCAACAACAGCTTCAGGTGTTGGCGGTTGGTTAGATAACATATTACCTTCAGGTGAAGTTTCTGGTTATGTGCTCACAACTACAGGTGCAGGATCATATCAATGGGCTGCAGCAGGTTCTCCAAGTGGAACCGTAGGAACAAAAATCGATACGACTCGTCAAACGTTTACTGCGACTGCCAGTCAAACAGTGTTTACTCTCACATCTATCACTTATACACCAGGTTCTGGCCAACTTAGAGTTTATATAGATGGCGTTAGACAATTTCCATCAGCATATACAGAGACTTCCTCATCAGTATTTACTTTAAGCACTGGTGTTACTGCAGGCGTATCTGTGCTTGCTGAGATTGACGGATACGTTTCATACCCAATAGCTGCGTCAGATATATCATATACTCCAGCTGGTGGATCAAGTATATCTGCAACGAATGTTCAATCAGCGGTTTCTGAATTAGAGGTAGAAAAAGCTCCTAAAGATACTCCAGTATTTACTGGTAACGCAACATTCGATACCAATACATTATACGTAGATGCTACAAATAATAAAGTTGGTATAGGTAACACAACTCCATATACTGAATTGGATGTTACAGGCACTATTAATGGTAGAATTCCTGGTTGGACATATTGGATTGATACAACATCTGGATCAAGAACTACAATTGCATCGTTCGTTAAGAATGCTAACGTTGTTGGGTACATGCCATCATATGGAGATGTAGAATATTGGTACTATAATCAAGGATGGTCATTTATGTTCCAAATGAAAGTATATTCACCAACAACTCAAGCTGTAACACAGTTGACAGGTGGTATTGATGATAACATATACTTCTTTATATCTGGAGGTACTGGATCAAGCACTGTTTCTCCAGCAAGTGCTACCGGTTCTGGTACAGTTGTAACATGGACGTTGACTGCTGGAGTAAACTTACTTACAATCATTCAGAATAACTCGGGCGGTAGTGGCGCATATGCTAACCTATTTGGCGAATTCTTGCTTCGCTACCCAACACTTAAATACGTGGCTCCATAATGGCATTATCTAAAATATCAAATGATGTAATAGCGTTATCGTTCACAGTAACCAATGTTGGAACTACTGTGGCAACTAATGCTACTGGTTCATATACCATTCCAAGCGGAGCTGTATGGGTACTAGGCACCGCATTTAGTTCGCAATCAAGTACTGGTAGTAGAATTGCAGTTAACGTTAAAAATTCTGGTGGTACAACATTATATACTTATGCTCTTAGCGGTGATAATGAAAATAATGGTACATCAGGCAATGGTGTTGGTATGTCGGCCAGATCAGGATGGATTGTATCAATCCCATCAGAAGCCGCTGGAGGCACATTAGAATTCTTCAGACAAGCCGGTAGCAATGCAACATATAACGTTACAGTAAATCAAGTAGTAACTATATAGGATAAACATGGCATTAACTAAAGCATCTAAAGACGTTTTAAACTTTTCATTAAATACGACAAACGTAAATACTGTTGTTGCGAATGGAGCGGCTGGTTCATACACTATTCCTGCAAATACTATATTAGTTATGGGAACAACGTATCATTATATGGGAGGTAACTCTGGTAGTAGGATCTCTGTTGAGATTAGAAATAGTTCGGGAACTGCCTTATTTACATACATCTTAACAGGAGGTAATGAAAACAATGGTGGTGATGGTGGATCCGGTTTATCTACACGCTCAGCTTGGTCAGTTGCAATCCCAGCTGCAGCACAAGGTGGAACATTATATTTTTCAAGAACCTCAGGTAGCAATGCATCATATACTGTTACCGTTAACCAAGTGGTAACAACAGCATAATGCCAGCCGCAGTTAGATTAGGAGATCAGTGTACAGGGGATGGATGTTTCCCTCCTCGGGTCAACGATGAAGCGTCTGAGAACGTATTCATCAATGGTATAGGTGCACATAGACAGGGTGACCACTGGATCACCCATTGCTGTACTATCATCTGTCATGATGGTACATTACAGACTGGCTCTGCGACCGTATTCATTAATGGTAAAGCTGCAGCAAGGATAGGAGACCCAATAACATGTGGTGCGGCAGCTGCAGTTGGTTCACCTAATGTCTTTTTTGGTGGATAAAGGCTTATAAATAATAAATGGCACGCAATACACGAACATTCTCTGACCTTGATTTAAGCTTTGCAAGACACCCTGGTACCAATGATGTCGTACGTAAGTATGATGAAGAGGCTATCAAGGCTGCTGTAAAGTACTTAATCTTGACACAGAACTTTGAGAGACCTTTCCATTCTGAGATCGGCTCTCCAATTAGAGGGTTATTATTTGAACCCGCTACTCCCATGCTTGGGATCTTGCTTGAAAAGGCAATAACTGATACTATTAATGCGTTTGAACCTAGAGTCAACCTAGTTAAAGTATCATGCACAGTATCACCAGATAACAATGAGGTATATGCGACGATTATATTTAAGATAGTAAACACAACTAGACCAGTAACTGTAGATCTAGTATTAACGAGAACACGATAATGGCAAATACAAACATAACAACATCTGAGTTGGATTTTGATGCAATTAAGTCAAACCTTAAAACCTTTCTCAAAGGTCAAGATGCTTTTAAAGATTACGACTTTGAAGGTGCCGGGCTTTCCGTACTTATAGACTTACTTGCATACAATACCCATTACAACGCTCTATATACAAACTTAGCTGTCAACGAGTCTTTCTTAGATTCAGCCAGCAAACGATCAAGCGTCGTTTCAAGAGCTAAAGAAATTGGGTACATTCCAAGATCAGTTACAAGCCCAAAGGCTGTTGTTAGTGTTAAAGTAACTCCATCGACTATCTTAAACCTACCGGCAACTATCAATATGCCAGCATACCAACCATTCACGACGAGTGTTGATGGTGCACAGTTTACATTCTATAATCAATCTGCTGTATCTGCTACATTAGATTTAACCACGAATACATTTACCTTTGATGATATGGAAATCATGGAAGGTTCACCTCTCTACTACAAGTATACAGTAGCAGATGGTACAAAATACATCTTGCCAAATGCTGATATCGATCTATCATCATTAGTAGTTAAAGTAGCGGATAATGCTACGACAAGTAATAGAACAACATTCGTAAACCAAGAAGACTTATTAAACATCACATCCACATCTACATGTTACTTCGTAAAAGAGATCGAAGGACAATACTATGAACTTGAATTTGGTAATGGTGTAGTAGGTAAAGCACTTGCAAATGGCAATATCGTTGAGATATACTATATGACTACAAACAAAGCTGCTGCAAACGGAGCTAAGGTGTTTACATATGGTGGAGCAACGATGATTGCTGGTTCTGTTGGTGTTACAACCATTACAGAAGCATTAGAAGGCGGAGATGCAGAAGACATCACATCAATTAGATATAATGCACCTCGTGCATACACAGCGCAAAACAGAGCAGTGACTGTAGAAGATTATAAAGCAAACGTATATAGACTATTCTCTGAAGCACAAACAGTAAACGTTTGGGGCGGAGAAGATGCAACTCCTCCAGTATATGGTAAAGTATACATTGCTGTCAAACCAAAATCAACAGAGTACTTAACACCTACACAAAAAGATTATGTTAAGAGCCAACTATTAAAATCTCGTAACACTGTAACTATTAGTCCTGAGATCGTTGATCCAGAATACATCAACCTTGAAGTTACCACATCAGTATACTATAACCCAAGGTTAACAAGTAGAACAGCATCTGAAATTAAATCTATCGTAGTTCAAGCAATTCAAGATTATAATACAAACAACTTAAATTCATTTAGTGGTGTACTTAAGTTCTCTAAGTTAACTTCAGCTATCGATGCTGCAGACCCATCGTTAGTAAGTAACATCACTACATTAAAACTTCATCGTAATATGAACCCATCATATGGTGTAGCTACTACGTATAGCATAGAATTAGGTAACCCAATTTATGGTTCTGGAGTTCCAGAGCAATCACTAGTATCATCTGGTTTCTATATACCAGAATCTACATATATCATGTACATCGAAGATCAGCCCATTGACACCACGTATGGTTTAGTTCGCATGTACTACTATGATGATGTTGGCAATAAAACGTATTATCAAACTATTGGTACAGTTGATGCACCATGTATTAATTATACTACTGGTAGTATTTCAATTCCAAACCTTACGATCTCTGGTTTAGATCTAACCGCACAAAGCGTTGGCGAGTGGATTATTAAACCACAATCAAATGATGTCATCTCTGTTAGAAACCAATTGATTACTATCCCAGATGAAAAAATCCACGTTAATGTTATCGTTGACCAAGTTGCTGCTGGTGATTCTGGTGGTAATGCTAACTATGTATTCACTTCAAGTAGAAACTAATGGCAATTAAGTTAAAGACTGCAATAACCAAGCAGATCCCTGAGTTTATTAGGGCAGACTATCCGCACTTCGTTGAGTTCATACAAGCTTATTATGAATTCATGGATACTTACTATGTGCAAGATATAAACTCAATCAGAGATATTGATACCACATTAGATGAGTTTATAACATATTTTAAGAAAGAGTTAGACTTACTTGGTAATGTATATCCATACATCGATCAAAGATTATTCTTAAGAAAGAGTAAAGAACTCTTTACAGCTAAAGGTACTGAAGCTTCATATAAACTACTATTCAAGATCTTATCTAATAGAGATGCTGAGATAGCATACCCTTGGGATTCTGTACTTAAACCATCTGATGGTAAATGGCAACAAGAAAACTCATTGTTTGTTCGTATGATTGCTGGAGATGCTACAGAACTTGTTGGTAACACAGTTGTAATTCACGGTGAAAATACACGCTTAAGAGTATTCGTTGAGCGTGTTGTTGAAGTAGCAGACTTAGTAACTGTTGCTGCAACGGATTTGGTGGCAGGAAATACTTATACGATCACTGATGTTGGTACTACAGACTTTACTTTGGTTGGTGCTCCAGATAATATTATTGGTGCAACATTTATAGCTACAGGAAGAGGTTCTGGAACTGGTACAGTAACTTTTGATAAAAGAGTCTATGAGGTATTCATCAATAAAGACTATTATGGTACTATCAAAGTAGACGAAACTCTAGAACTAGTTCAAAGAACTATCACGTTTAATGCTATTAAAGATGTTCGTCCTGCTACAAACTCAATATATAAAATTAGTCATGGATTTGCCACGGGAGATTCTGTAGTTTATACACACACGGGTGGACTAACTGTGGGAGGTCTATTAAATGGAGCTTCCTACTATATTATCAAAGTAGATGATGATAACTTCCAACTTGCTGTGACTGAAGCTAATGCGATGGATGGTATTAATATTACCATCAACTCAAACGGTATCGGCGAATTCCAAAAATTCTCTAAGAGTATTCGTGGTACAATCTTACCTACTACAATAAAGTATACTATTGTTAAACCTGGTAGTGGCTATAAAATCGGCTCACTCATTTACGGTACGACAGTATCTGATGGTAAAAAGATTAATCAACTTTTAAAAGTAACACAAGTAGATGATAACGGTGGAGTCGTAGCTTTACAAACCATTCAATATGGTTATGGATACACTAGTGACTTCTATCTATTACAAGCTTCACCTCAAGGTGATTTAGTTACCACATACCCATCTACATTATCTGCAACACGAGATGGTACTAGCGTATATGGTCAAGCAATTCCAGATGACTCCATAGTTTCTGGCTATCAAGACTTTGGTTATATCATTAAACCAGATTATGCATTGACATCATACTCTGACGTTTCATATGCAGCTACATTGCTACAACAATTCTATCAACAGATCGACAGTCAACTAGGAACTGGTGTTGACTTTGTATTGATGAGATTTGACTTAGGTGCAGTTGCTAAGTATCCTGGTCAGTACATCTCAAACGATGGGTTCGTTAATGATGAGATCTATGTACAAGATAGTTACAAATATCAAAAGTTTTCTTATGTTATTAAAGTTAACGAAAAACTTGATGCTTATAAGTCATTAGTTAAATCGCTATTACATCCAGCTGGCACAGCGTTATTTGCTGATTATCAAATCACAAGTAACTATAGTACTGGTATGTTGGACGGGGTATTCGATGTATCTGAAGCAGAGATCTCTAGTGCCGATATCGACGGCACGACATTAACTGTAAACTCTATGCCGGAGGGTAACTTAGCATATTCAACTTCTTCAAGTTATGCTAATGGTGTTTTAACTTTAGGCGGTCCTATAACTGGATCATTTAAAGTTGGTTATTATGTACACGGTACTAACTTAGTTAATGGATGTAAGATAGCTGCGCAATTAACATCAAGCGAGACTGCAGCTTATACTGCTACAGTTGTTTCTGGTGGTCAAGTAGGTACTGCAACATTTACTGTAGCAAGCTTAGGCACACATCCAGTTACTGGAAAAGATCTATTGGTTCCTGGTCAACTTATTAAAGGTTTAGGTATACCAGATAATACATTCGTTTATTCTATAAACACCACGACTAAACAAGTCCAATTAACTAACAAGATTAGTTATCAAATGTCAGGAAATTATGATGTATTCGCTCCAGGCGGACCAGGCACATATGTACTATCAACAGCTCCTACAGGTACAATAAGCGGTGTTATTACTGGTGGTCTAAGTAATATTAAGATTGGCGCTTACTTATTAAGCAGAGATGTTATCCCTGGAACTAAGATAACTGGCTTTGTATCTGGAACTGGAACATTAGGAACATATACTATTGATAAGTTCCATGATAAAATAGCTAACATAGCTATCGTTTGTACCAATACATTGGTTACTGGTCAGAACAATCAACAAAAATCTATATTTGCTTCTGCCGCATCATTTACAACCATAAATAGATCATTAACTGATACAACATCTAATAGTACTGGCCAACCAGCATTTGACAGCGGTGGTTACTGGTTGATAAACTCATACGGATTAGATTATTGGTCTCCTGGTTCAACAGCAACAGCTTATGGAGATGGAACAACCATCTCAGCTGGAAGCTTTGTGTCTGGTACTACTTACACGATATATGAACTTGGAAGCACAAATTGGAATACAGCAGCTGGAACTACCGGAGTAACATATGCGGTAGGTGATCGCTTTGTTGCAGCAGCAGTAGGTTCTGGAACTGGTACAGTAAGAAGAGCAGGAACAATATATACGACTGCGGCACAGCTTGCAGCACAAAACCCTTAAGGAGCAATTATGCTAAGATCTAATAACATTAAACTAACAGGTAGATTGATCGTCGATAAGTTTGACGAGAAGATGAACCTTATTGAGAAAAAGGAAATCCCAAACTTAGTAGTAACTGCGGGTAAAGAATGGATAGCTGCACGTTTAAATACTGCGGGAGGCCAAACTACAGCGCAATTAAAACGAAGCGGACAACTTGACATTGGTTATCGTTACAGAGTATGTTCAATTGGAACTACTGACTGGAATACAATGGGTGGTACTGTAGCTGCTACAGGAACTGGTTCAACTCCTACATTATCTACTGTATCTATTACAGGTACAGCTGGTCAATTTCAATGTGCATCATTCTCTACTTTAAAAGTAGGTATGTCTGTTAAGATCACTGGAACATTTAGTGCAGGTTCTATTTCAGGTTATGCAACAGGAACAACATATTATATCATAGCTACAAACGGTAGCACAACATTTACATTGTCAACATCAGCTGGAGGCTCAGCGGTATCAACTACAGCATCAGGTGGTACTATTACTGGTGTTACATTTACAATGTCAAACACACTAACAATTTCAGGTTCAACTACGGGTTCTTTTGCTGTTGGTCAAGTTATCTATGGAACAAACGTAGTTACTGGTTCTAAGATCTCTCAATTAGCATCAGGTACTGGTACTACAGGAACTTATGTATTAGATACACCAGCTTCTGGTTCAGTGTCAGGTACAATAACTGGTGGTGAAGTATATGATATTGGTCGTATCTTCACAGCAGCAACAACTGGTCTTAAGGTAGATGCATCATCAACAACTTCAAGTGGTTCAACAGGAAGTACATCATTAACAGTTGGTGGTACGATCTCTGGTACATTTGCAATAGGTCAAACAGTTTTTGGTACAGGTATTCCAGATAATGCTATCATAACTTCACAATCTTCAGGCACATCAGGTGGTGCGGGTGTTTATGTATTAAGCTTACCATTAACTGGTGCGGCTTCTGGGGGTGTAACAACACAATATGACCCAGGTATCGCTATTCTATCAGCTTCGATGGGTTTCATGGCTATTGGTGATGGTACTGATGCTACGGCTGTAGGTCAAACATCATTAGTAAAAGAAACTGCACGCGTATCTATTTCAACTGGTACAGCATCAGGTTTAGATGGTATCTTTACTGCGATCTTCCCAGCAGGTACACCATCAGCTGCTACAAATAACATCTATGAAGCTGGTATCTTTAATCAACCTGGTTCTAAAGTTAAGACATTTGATGCATCAGCTGATGTAAACGGTACTACACATGCTATTAATATTACTTCTCATGGATTCTCCACTGGTGATAAAGTAACTTATCAAACTGGCGGTGGTACAGCATTATCAACTGGTACTGGTACTTTAACTAATGGTGGTACATATTATGTTATTAAAGCTGATGCAGATAACTTTAAGTTGGCATTAACTGCAACAGATGCAACTGCTGGAACTGCCATAAATATAAGTACAGGTACTGGTAGTAACCAAAAAATCATCTACGGTACTATGCTTGCTAGAACGACTTTCCCAGTTATTACAAAGTCATCATCTGAAACAGTTGCTATTACTTGGATCATTACAGTAGGATAATACCATGTCACTATCGTTTTCCGTATTTAAACCTAGATTTAAAAAGACTATCGCTGAAGCCGTCTATAATGAGGTGGTTTCCGGTACTTCTATCTACTATCATTGGTTGGGTAAGGAAAACTTGTGGACAGACTTCTTATCACCGTTCATTGGCTCATCAGCTGGTGATTATCCAGGTCAACCATCAAATAACTTCCGTTATGACTTGCACGTTAAACGAGATATCTTAACACTTAAAAAGATTAAACCTTCAGACGTATCATTCGTTGTTAAACGTATTGATTGGGTTCAAGGTAACGTTTATGATATGTATGATGATGCGATCGAAACCGTAACAGGTTATGGTTATGCTCCTTCATACTCTGGTGCAGTGACACTAGAAGACTCATTATTCTATGTACTAACATCTGAGTATAAAGTTTATAAGTGTATTTGGAATGCTAATAACTCTCCATCTACTATCATGCCAACTTCTACATCTACAAAAGTAGTTACTACTTCAGATGGTTATAAATGGAAGTTCATGTATTCTATTCCAGTATCATTACGAAATCGTTTCTTAACACCTGAATGGATGCCTATCGCTACAGCTCTTAAATCACAATACTACTCTGGTGGTGAGTTAAGATCTATAGCTATTCAAAATGGCGGTGGCGGTTATGGTAGAACTACAACAACAGCTGCGATCTCTGGTGATGGATACCAAGAGATTAACCCATATGCTATAACTGAAATAGTAGTTGGAACTCCATTATCTGGCACAACAGGTGGAAGCGGATACTTAGTAAAAGCTGGAAGTTTAGTTCCGGGCGACGAGTATGTGATCCTCACATTTAAAGATTCATTATTTTCAGGTTATATTAGTGATAGAGGTACTTCAGCAGGTACTGTATTAACTGTATCTGATATTAGTACAGGATCATATAACGGATTAATAGACGTAAATCAAGAATTAAGTGGAGCTAGTATTACCGCACCAACTTTGACAACAGTTAAGATTACTGGTACTGGTGGCACATTCACATGTGATGCTACTACTCTTACGGTAGGCCAAAAAGTAGTTATCACTGGAACATTTACTGCAGGCAGTATTACTGGCTACTCAACAGGTAATACATATTACATTATTACTACGAATGGTACTACATCATTCACACTATCATCTTCATATGGAGGTAGTGCAGTAACTACAACATCATCATCAGGTTCTGAAACTGGCGCAACATATAAAAAGAATATCCTTGTAGTAAATCAAAGAGCAACAGCTGTAGGAACATTAGCGGCAAACAGCGCAATGGTTACATTATCATCAACTGATGGTAAGATTATTCCTGGTATGGCTGTTACTGGTCCATCATCAACCACATTATCTAACGTAAGCATCTATAATGCGGCCGGTATATTCCAATGTGATGCTACTACATTAGCTGTAGGTCAATCAATCACTATCAGTGGAACATTAGCTAGTGGAGCAACTGGTGCTATAAGCGGTTATTCTAACCCTACTACATACTACATTACTTCAACTAATGGTACAACTTCATTCACTCTATCAACTTCATTAGGTGGATCTTCAGTTACTACAACTGCAGGTACTGTAACTGGTTTAACATTTACTGTATCATACATTCCTGCTGGTACTCGTGTATTATATACTGACACAGTATCAAACACTGTAACATTAAGTACAACAGCAAGAGGCCCATTAACTGGTGCAGCATTAACATTTATTGGTACTAAATCTATATCTAAGACAAATTATTCTGGTGCTACAATGGCTACAGCATCAACTGCATGGTCTTCAGGTGGTACTGCGACATTAAATTCATATTATGTAGCAGGCACAACACCGTCAAGACGCTACTATCAATGTACAACTGCAGGAACATTTACAACAACAGCTCCTACTCATACATCTGGTTCAGCTTCTAACGGTACTGCAACACTAACATTTATTTGTTCTGAAGGCGCATTACCATATACATTAGTAACTAGATCAGCTATGATTGGTACTCCATTAGTTGGTATGGAAGTTACGGGTTCTGTTGCTATACCAGCTGGAACAACCGTATTGCAAGTAAATGGTACATCACCAAACTATTACCTAACATTTGCTTCATCACAAACTATAAATTCATCAACATGGGTTAATGATACTTATTTAGAATTGAATAATGGGTTTGAAGGAAGAGCGGGAACATACACGGTTGATACTTCTGCATTGACAGCAAGCGCAGATGTAACAGGTTCTGATAATTATACTACAGATTTTACTACAGTTGGCGCAGGAACAAATGCTGAAGGTGTTGTATTTACGGCTTCTGATGTAGCCTCCGGAAATGGTACAGTTTATAAAGTAGTTAGAACTACGGTAGCTGAACCATTTGAATCTGCTTCTGATTGGGTATCTAGTGGTACAGTTTCTAAAGGTCAATACATTAAGAATACGACTGGCGGATTTACTTACTACTATGAAGTTATTTCAGGTACAGCGGTAGGTACAACTCCTCCTACACACACTGGTGTTGTTGCTGGTAAAGGTCAAACAACATCATATACAGCAGGTGGAGGTAACGTAGAGTTTAAGTATGTCGGTAAGAGAACTGAATTAAATACTGCTATCATGACTGCTGACAACGATTCTATAGCTCAAGTAGTTATTTCAGATGTAGGTTTAGGTTATAAAGGAAAACCTGATTTAACTTTCACACCTCCATACACATACACATCATTGTGGAAACCATCTTATGCAGGTGATTCTTTAGGTAACATCATTAAACATGAAGATCGTTATTATAGAGTTATGGGTACAGGCACTACTAATGCTACTGATGGTCCATCACACGTAAGCGGAACAGCTGTAAATGGAAGTGTAGTATTCAAATTTTTAGGTCAAGATCCAAAATTAACAGCATCAGTTACTAAAACTGAAGCTGCGATCTCATTGATTATTAGCCCACCAAAAGACAGCGTATTTAAGTTAGTATTAAATTATGGTGGTGACAAATATGTTGAAGCTCCAACTATAACGATAGATCCTCCAGGAGGTGGTGGTAGTACTGCTACAGCAACCGCAGTTCTTGGAACTGGTACTTATGCTGGTAAAGTATATACTACTGAAGTCGTCGAAGTTGGTAATGGTTATACTGAAACTCCAGATGTAAGTATATCAAAACCTCAAGTTACCATTAACAGTCAACTATACACCTCTGGTGGTAATTTAAACTATACCACAGACATCATAACATATACATCAGGTGGTGTTGCTAGCATTCATAGATTAGAAACTGGTGATCCAGTCATCTATAGTAATGGTGGTGGTACATCAATCGGTGGGTTAACTAATGGTAATACATACTATATCATTCGTGTAGATAGTACCAGCTTTAAATTAGCTACAACAAAAGCTAACGCTGTATCTACAACAGCTATAGATTTATCAACACCGGGTTCATTTAGTACTGGTCATACATTTACCTTATTAGCAACTGAAGAAGCTGCTACAGCAACAGCAGTATTAGGTACTGGTGGTGAGATCGTTGGTTATACAATTGATGACTATGGCACAGGTTATACTAATGCTACTATCGCTATTAACGATACATCACAATCAAGTACATGGAATGCAAACAATTCTGGCGGTGCAGTCTTGATCGCAGACTTTGACGTTGGTAACGTAGAGACTCTACAAGCTGACGTAGAGTTGCTTGCTGTGCCAGGTTCTATTGAAGTAGTTAAGATGGTTAATAAAGGAACAGGTTACTCTGTAGCCACAGTTGAGATTCGTGGTGATGGTACTGGAGCAACAGCTATTGCAACATGTTCAGGAGGAGAAGTTACACATATTGAGATCGTTACTACTGGTTCAGGTTATACTTGGACTGATATCATCATCTCAGGTAATGCTGGTGCATCTGGTGCAGAAGCTCGAGCAATTATGTCTCCACAAGATGGTCATGGAGCAAACGCTCTTGAAGAACTAAACGCACACTCATTATCATTCTTCACATCTATCTCTCGTGACGTTAACCAAGGTATTGAAGTTACCAATGATTATCGTAAGTTAGGTTTAGTAAGAAACATTAAGAAGTTTGGTTCTAACCAACGTTTCTCAGAAGACAACGGTTCAGGTTGCGTATTGATCGAAGGTACTTTTAATAAATTGAACTTAAGACAAGACATGCTTCTATTAAAAGATGGCTATAAGAAGTATCGTATCGTTGAGTTTAATGATACTCAGATCTTACTATCAGTTTTCAATAACTTTACTATTGCTCCAGGAGATACGCTTGAGACTGATCCAACCAACTTAGGTACTATTACAGATCCAGCACTACAGCCTCCACAGATGACTATTACAGTTAACGCTGTTAAGGAAAGAACGATTGACCAGTTCTCAGGAGACTTCTTGTTCTTCTCGGTAAGAGAATCCTATGCTCCTACACCGGAACAAATTGTTACTGCAAGAACCACAATAACCATATAAATATATAAAATAACTTGGAAGAGTAATCAAACATGGCACTTAACTTTAATACCGCTCCTTATTATGATGACTTTGATCAGACTAAAAACTATCATAGGATTCTTTTCCGTCCTGGATATGCTGTTCAAGCTCGCGAGTTAACCCAACTACAAACTTCTCTTTCAAACCAAATTAAACAGTTTGGTAATAACATATTTGTAAACGGTACATTAGTTACTGGTGGCCAAAGAACATTTGAAAACGATGTTCACTCTATTAAGGTTGACTCATCATATGATGGTACAGCTGTTGCTATTGCAAATTTTGAAGATAAAATCATTACTGGTGCGGATTCAGGCGCTAAAGCTCGTGTTAAGTTAGCTCTTGGTGAGACAGTTAATGATCCTATCACATTCATTGTTAAAGGTATCTCAGATGGAGATATAACTGTATCAAATCCTACAGGACAATTCATTGCTGGTGAACGTGTTTATACTGATGACGCAGTACCATTTAGTGCACAGATAGCTTATAACGCTACAAGCCCAACAAGCTTCTTAAACAGCGCTATGATGTTTGCTATTGACTCTGGCGTATTCTATATCAATGGTAACTTCGTATACCTTGAAGCTCAAAAGATTGCTGTTGCAAAATATGACAACACATCGAGCAAAACTATTGGTCTTACAGTTTCTGAAGAGATCCTTACATCTGATACAAATGAAGACTTATTAGACGCTGCACAAGGTACACCAAACTATACAGCGCCAGGTGCAAACAGATATGCTATCACATTAACGTTAAGTACAAAAGCTGTTTTAGCAGCCAATGAAATTGTTGCTGGTCAAAAATATGAGATCGTAACTACTGGTAATACAGACTTTACAGTTATTGGGTCAGAAAATAATGCTATCGGTACTCAGTTTACTGCAACAGCAACTACAACTGGAACTGGTACAGTAATCAATGTTATCGATAACTTCATTGAAGTTGCTCGTGTAGTTGATGGTCTTTTAACAGTAAACAAAGACAAGACAATTTACTCAGAGATTGGTAAAGAACTTGCTCGTCGTACATATGATGAATCAGGTGACTACGCTGTTCGTAAATGGCCATTACAAGTCTTAGAATCTACTGACATCATTTCAGCTGCAGATTATGCTGACTTTGGTTTATCGAATGTATTATTATTAACTATTGGTAAAACATATAAAATTGTTTCAATAGGAACTACTGACTTCACTAAAGTTGGTGCACCATACAACGAAGTTGGCACAGAATTTACAGCATTAATTTCACCAGCTGGTGGTACTGGCTATGGTACAGAATATTGTTATACAACTGGAACTGGTTCAGTAGTAGATGTTGACATCTTCACTGCAGCTCTTGATCCAGGTAAAGGTTACATTAAAGGTTTTGAGTTTGAAACACAACAACAAACACCATTAACTTTAGATAGAGGTCGTGATACAGTACAAGTAAATCAACAAGATACTGCTGTAGCTTATGGTAACTTTGTTTATGTAACTAGTGTTGCTGGTACAACTCCGTTTGTAACCAACTCAACCACCGCAACTGAGTATACTACAGTATACTTACACAGCCTACCAAAAGCTGCCGCAGCTGCAGGTTCTAAGATTGGTACAGCACAAGTTAGATGGATGCAATACACAGCAGGAACTGTTGGAACATCAACATGTGTGTATAAGATGTCATTATTCAACATCCAAATGGATGCTGGAAAATACTTTAATGATGTTGAATCGATTACATTAAGTGCATCATCTGGTGCATCTGGTGCAAACATCAGTACGTTAAGCAAACAAGGTGGTACTACATATACTTCTATCACTGTATCATCTACAGCTTTAGTTGCTGGTCAACGTTACACGATCTATTCAGGTACATCAACATACCCAGGTGCAGCAAGTACAGCAATTGGTACAACATTTGTATGTACATCAGCAGGAACTATTGGTTCTGGCTCAGGTGTAGTTATTACAGCATCTGATACCACATTACTATCTGGTGCTGATGCTCCAGGTTTAGTATTTAATTTACCAAACCAATTTGTAAAATCTGTAACAGACGAAAATGGTGATTCACTATCACAATATCAAACACAAAAGACATTTACTATTACATGGTCTGGCACAACATCTACTGCTATTAATACAAGCGGTGGTACAGAACGTTTTGTTGGAACTGCAGGCGCAGCTCAATCAACTACAGTACAAAATACTTACTATCATTTAGTTGATAATACATCAGGAGCAGTTATCGATTTATCTAGCCTTGGTGGTTACATAACATTAGGTTCTTTAACTTCTGGATCTGCTCAATCATTAACGATTAATCAAGGTTCTGGTTCATATACATCAGGAACACTTATCGCTACTACAACTATCAACGGTGCGAGTGCTAGAACTAAGACATTAAAAGTTGCTTCTACAGCAGGAGAAACTTGGAGATATAAAGTAATAAACAAAGGTTCTGTAAATACTACAAACGGTGGTAAAGACAGTTTGGATATTGCTGACATCTATGAATTAAAATACGTGTATAACGTTGGTGGTACTGGCTATGCAAACGCTGCAGCTATTGAAGCTCAGTTAACACTTAGCTTAACTACTGGTGAGTTTACTTCATGGGGTACAATCACAGACTATACAGATGTTACTTCTAACTATGAGTTAGATAATGGTCAAAGAGATGAGTTCTATGATTATGGTAACTTAATCTTACGCGGTGCTGCACCTGATGCATCTAATGATTTTATCGTTGCAGTATTTAGATCATTCACTCATTCTGGTTATGGTTTCTGTACAGTTGATTCTTACCCATCAACAGAGATTCCATACAATAGAATCCCATCATTTACATCACCTGCTACTGGTAACTACTATGATCTAAAAGATTGCGTAGACTTTAGACCTATTAAAGTATCAGGTTCATTGACATTAGGTTTAGTTCCAGATCCAACTACTACGTTTGATGCATCATATAGTTACTACTTAGGCAGATTTGATAAGATCGTTGCTACATCTGACAAACAGTTTGTTGTTGCAAAAGGTATTCCAGCTGTAAATCCTGTGGTACCTAAAGATGTTTCAAATGGTATGACATTATATGTTGTGGCAATCCCACCATATACAGCAGATCTATCAGATGTTCAAATTAAGTACATCGATAATAAACGTTATACAATGCGTGATATTGGTCGTTTAGAAAAACGTATTAATAACCTTGAGTACTACACACAACTTACATTGTTAGAAAAACAAGCTAAGGACACATCAATCCCTGATGCTACTAACTTTGAGAAGTTTAAAAACGGTTTTGCTGTTGATGCATTCACATCACAAGACGTATTCATGGCAGGTCAAACTGCATGGTCTAAACGCCGTTGGGCTTGGTGGAATTCATGGTTCAATGGTTCAACAACATGGAATGGTTCATCACAAAACTACAGCGAGAACTCAATCGCTGATGCTACCAACAAAGATTTCAATGCAGCTATTGATCCAATCAATGCTGAGTTAAGAGCTCCATTTACAGTAAGCTTCCATGATTTTGAATATAGAGAAGATAATGGCGGTTCAGATAAGACTTCTAAAGTTGGCGATCTAGTATCTCTTGACTATACAGAAGTTAATTTTATCGACCAACCACTTGCAAGTACATATGTAAACATCAACCCATTTGATGTTATTAGATTCTTGGGTACTATTACTCTTGAACCTAACTTCGATCAATGGGTAGAAACTAAGACACTTCCAGCTGTCAACAAAGTTGTTGATGTACAGATGCCGGATTTACCTGATAAAACTTCAACTATTGTTACAGCTTCATATAACTCTGGTAAATTGTTTAAAGAAACTGGTCGTACAACTTCTACAACATCTACAGTTACGTCTGTTAAAACCCAATCAATGGGAACACAAATTGTTGATGTACAGTTTATCCCATATATCAGAGCTAAAACTGTTATTGGTTCTGGTAAAGCATTCAAACCTAACTCACGTCTATATGGATTTATTGAAGGTACACCTATCAGTTCTTACATGAGACCACTAACAAGATATAAAGTACAACATATCTCTGGCCCTACATTTAGTTACGATCAAGGTGTATGGGAACAACTATCATTTAGATTAGATAACTCTACATCAAAATCTTCTGGTACAGTTTACTCTAAATCTAAAACAGCTATGTATACTGATACACTATCAGATGGTTCTGGTTACAGATACTTATCAGTGTACGATGATGTTGTAGTAGGTACTCCACCAGTTGAAAAACGTGTAGAGACCACTAAAGCGATTGGTCCAGTATTTAGTACAAGCAAGAGTACTTCTATCATTAAACCATCTGCTCTGTACGATGGTCATACTGTAAAAGTTACAGTGATGGGTACTACTGATTGGATTCGTATATCAGATGGTAAGACTACAACAGCTTCATATTCAAATGGTGGCACTACACTAACTATTGGAAGTGTTTCATCAAGTAATGGTGGATTTGCTGTAGGTCAAACAGTATATGGTACAGGTATTCCAAATAATACAATCATCTTAGCACAATTAACAGGTACTAAGTATGGTGCTGGTACATATACAGTTTCTAATGCATTCACTTCTACTCAATCTAGTGCTACGGTTTATGGTGATTTTGCTACAGTAGCATTTACTGGTTATATTATCCGCAACATATTGTTTGTAGTATCAACACGCCATGGTAGTGTGAAAAACGGCGTATACTTATTCAAATCAACATCAGCTGCTGGATCACAAATTGATTTACCTACATCTGTAAGAGGCAAAGCCAACCATTCTAATTCTAAGATCGTTCCAGCTAAAGCTACAAATGCTTGGGTGCTAAGTAGAAACTTAGGTAAGATTGGAACTAAAGCCTCTCCTGTAGAATTTAGAGGTCTTTCAGTTGGTGATTCAATGGTGTACTTATCTAATACTTCCGGCATTAAAGGCACTGGTAAATGTTCAGTTGATGGTACAGTAACTACAGGTTCATCTGGATCTATCGTTACTACATCTGCAACAACATCAGATACTTATATTACTGGATCTAGAGGTGGTCTTGCTAAAGTTATCTCTAAAGAAACTTATGCATTAGGTGCAGCATTGTTACCAGATGAATACGGTAACCTTGCATTTGAGTTCCAAATCCCAGCCGATAAGTTTAAGACTGGTGAAAGAAACATTCGTCTAATTAATAAAGAAGATAATGATACTCAAACACAAACTTCTGTGGGTGAAGCTAAGTATACTGCTATCGGTTTAGTACAAACTAAACAAGAAACTATCTTAACTACACGTGCTATTCAAAATCAAAAAACAACAGTTATTACTGGTTATGCATATGACCCAACTGCACAGTCATTCTTCGTTGAATCTGTTGCATACCCATTAGGTATTTGTGTAACATCAGTTGATATCTACTTCCAATCCAAATCAGCAAGTATTCCTGTTGAATTACAGATCCGTAGAAACGTAAATGGCTACCCAGCATCAGTATGGGATATCCCATTCGCTCAAGTTATTAAGAGAGCTAATGATGTTTCAGTATCATCAGACGGTACAGTTGCAACAACGTTTACATTCCCAAGCCCAATCTACTTGGCTCCTGGTGAATACTCTATCGTTCTGTTAGCTAATACACAAGAATACAATGTGTTTGTATCTGAAATGGGCGGTAAAGTTTTAGGTGGTACAGCTATCATCGACAAACAACCATACACTGGTTCTCTATTCAAGTCACAAAACGCTTCAACATGGGAAGCAGATCAAAATAAAGACTTGAAATTCAAGATCCGTCGTGCTAAGTTCAGTACTACAGGTACTGCTTACTTCAACATTGAAGATCCAGATGATATTCAAGATTACCATATCTTACATGTTAAGACTGCTACAGTTGAGCCAACTGGTTCTACAGTAAATTGGTATGCAAAAGCATACTACCCAAGTGGATCATGGGATCCCACTGGAACTACTGGATGGTATCGTGTAAACATTAATCAAGATATTAATTATGATAGCTTAAAACGTTTAGCTGCTAAAGATGATTTAACTGGTGGCGAATTAGGATCTGGTGATACTCCATCATTTAGATTAAGAGCTGACTTAGTATCTCCATCAGATGCTGCTACACCGTTGATCGACGTTAAAGGTCTTTCAATCTCAGCTGCTATCAATGATATCAATGACTACTCATATACAGCACCGACATCTGATGCTTATGTAACGTATCTAAACACACAGATTACTAACGTTAATGATGATGTGTTTGATCATATTGCATTAGGAATGAATGTGGTAGGTACAAACTCAGCTGGTACTATAATCAGTGGTATTGTTAATGGTATTGATGGAGCTGCAAAAACAATCTCTGTTACTGAAGCTTCTGGTTCTTCTACAGATACATCTGTTGCTGCTACATCAATATCAGTTCCTGCAGCATCAGCTGTTGCAACAGGTTCAATATCTGGTACAACACTAACTATCGGATCATACGCTGCGTTAACATTTAATGGTTCAACTGATGTAATTGCTACTCCTTCAACATCTAAAACATTTGATGGATCTAGTTCAGCTATCATTACATTAGATCGTGATAAGATCTATATTCCAGCACATGGTTATGCAACAGGTCAAGAGTTGATCTATACAAATGGTGGTGGTACATCAATTGGTGGTTTAACTACTGCAACTACATACTTTGCTATCGTAGTAGATAATGATAATATCAAACTAGGTGCTTCATATGATGCAGCATTAAACGGTGTCGCTGTTGATCTATTAGCGTTAGGTTCAGGTTCATCACACAACTTAGTTGGTCCTACAGTAATAAACTATACAAGTCACGGTTTAGTTACTGGCCAAAAAGTAGTATATGCAAACGGTGGCGGTACATCTATTACAGGTTTAACAACAGGTTATACTTACTGGGTTATCCGTGTATCAGCAAACTATATTAGATTAGCTTCTAGCCAATCAAATGCTATTGCTGGTACTGCTATTGCTATATCAGCAGGTTCTGGTTCATCACATACATTAACACAAGTTGGTACATTTGCTGTTGATCAAACTATTACTGGTGCAGGAATTCCATTTGGAACTTATATAACTACATTAGGATCTGGTTCTGGCGGCGCAGGTACATACACACTTAACCAAGATTGCGGTACTATATCATCACAAGCAATCTATGCTGGTGTTGATGCAACAAATCTATCATTAACATTTACACAAAATGAAACTGCTAAGACTGGTGGCGGTGCTATCGCTAAGTATATTACCAAAGTAATTAACCTAAACGATGGCTTTGATGCTACTAACTTATGTGTTACTGTTGATGTTAACAAACCAACTGGTACAGGCATAAGAGTTTATTACAGAATATTACCTACAGAGGCTACAACACCAATCACTGATATTGGTTGGTCATTGATGCAAATTGAAAAAGGTATGGAAATAGCTAACTCTGTTTCAGACTACGACTTTAAAGAACATAGATTCTTCCCATATGGAGCATTTACTACCTATGGTGTACCTACAGACGGTCCATTAACAACCAGGTTCAATGCATTCCAGATTAAAGTGGTACTATTATCAGATTCAAGGACACAATCTCCAAGGTTGAAAGACTTTAGAGCTATTGCGTTAGATCAATAATGAAGTTAAAGGTAGAAAACGATTCATTAGTACGCGACACGATCTCAGGGGCTATCCTTGAGACCGATCGAGCTAAGCTTGAAAGATATCGTACTGCTAAAAATGCTTTAAAAGAAAAAGATGAAAAGTTAGATCTCCTTATTGATAGGATAAATAAACTAGAAACATTAATCGAACGGATGACAAATGGCACTAATAACACTTAGATCAAGCTTAACTAGACCACTTACTAATGCTGAGATAGATGGCAATTTTACCAACTTAAATGCTGGTCAAACTAATAGCGTAGCTATCACTGGTGGCACCATCAATGGTGTAGCAATCGGCGGAAGTACTGCTGGACAAGGTTCATTCACTACGCTATCTGCTTCAAGCACATTAGATGTTACTGGTTTACTTACTCTTTCTGATAAGTTAAAATTATCTGCTGGTACATCTTTATTGCCTTCAGTATACTTCTCAACTAATACTACATCAGGTTTATACAGCAGCACATCAAACGTAATTGGTGTTGCTATCTCTGCTTCATCTATCGGCACATTCACATCCACTGGTTTGAATGGTATGGCTATTGGTACTACAACAAGAGCAGCTGGAGCTTTCACTACATTAGCAGCAAACGGTAACATGACATTTGGTGATGCTGACACCGATACTATCACAGTTGGAGCAAGTTTTGTAACTGGAACTGTATTAAGATCTGCTAAATCTGATACAAATACATTAGCACTAGCTGCTTATGACGTAGATGGAACTGCATACACAAACTTAATCACATTGACTGCAAGCAATACACCTACAGTGACTATCACGTCAACTGGTGTAGGAACTATTGATAATATAACTATCGGTGGTACAACTCGTGCAGCTGGTAACTTTACTACATTAGCTGCAAATTCTACTGCAACGTTTTCTAGCACAGTAACATTATCTGGAACCACAACAAATATTACTGCAACATCACAAACAACCGGTACTATTACAATCGGTGGTACAGCAGGAACTGGTGCATTAACATTTGGTTCTTCAACAGATACACAAACAACGAATATTGCAAATGGTGTTACAGCTTCCACTAAAACTAATACTATTAGTATTGGTAATAACGGTGCTTCAGGTAGTACAACAACTATCACTATTGGTTCAACTACAGGAACAACATCTACATTAAGAGGCACTGTTGCATTAACTAGTGCTAGTGCTGGTGGATTATTAAAAGCTGCAGCAACTTCAGGTAACGTAAGTGTTGCAACAGCTGGTACAGATTATGCTCCAAGTACAGCAGCTAATGCATCTGGCCTTGTATATAGTACAACTTCAACTGGTGCTTTAACTACAGCGACAGCAGCGCAAATTACAAGCGCGATTGGTACAACCGCAGTTACTAATGCTAGTAACTTAGCTAATACGGCTTCTGTTACAACAGGCACATTAAATCTAATGTTAGGATCTAATGGATCAACTACTGCTTCTAGTACATCTGCAAACTTAACATATGATGCAGCTGGAAATAAATTAACCACACCAACACTAGCTATTACAACAACAACAGCATCCGCTATCACACTATCTAGTGCTACATTGCCTGCAGCGGCAGCTGGTACTATAGAATATGATGGTACATTCTTGTATCATACAGGTAACACTACTTCTGGTAGAGGTATGGTTCCTAACAATCATATATTTAGATTAACCAGTACACTAACTGGTCCAACAGTAATCAATACACAAACTGATTATTTTGGCGCATCTAGCTCTATCAATTTAGTAGCTTCATCAGTATATGATATTGAGTATCACTGTTATTTTGCTAAAACAACAGGTGCTGCAACTGCAACTTGGAATATTTTGGCATCATCAGCTCCTACTTTAATTTCAGCTTATTATATAGCAAGCCCTATTACCGGTGTTGGTGCTGGTGCTTCTGTGACAGCATATACAGCCGCACAAGCAGCTACTTCAGCAACATTTGCAGCTACTGGTTCATTAAGTGTAGCTAACCATAGCTTTGTGTTTAAAGTACAAGTTATTACCAATGCTGCTACTAATATTAGACTACAAGTAGCTACTCCTACTCTTGGGTTAACACCACTTGCTGGAAGCTATTATAAAGTAACACGTATCGGTACAAGTACAGGATCATTTGCATAATAATTAATTAGGAAAAAACATGGCAGATATAACACTACGAACTGGACCAACTGGAAAAGGTGCTCCTCTATCATTGGAGCAGGTTGACCTTAACTTTACTAACATCAACACTGAGTTAGGCTTAAAGCTTGACGCTGTTAACTATACAGCAGCTGATGTATTAGCAAAGTTATTAACAGTTGACTCAGACACTGCCGGGATTAATGCTACAACTCTTAAGAGCTTAGATACTTCTTCAACTGTACCAACGACTGGTACAAAAGAAACAATCGTTAAACGTGACACAAGCGGTAACTTTGCTGGTGCAACTATCACAGCTGGAACAGGATTTGCCGGCAACTTAACTGGTAATGTTACAGGCGACTTAACAGGTAATGCTGATACCGCTACTAAGTTAGCTACAGCAAGAAACATCAACGGTGTTGCATTTGATGGTACAGCTGCTATCACAGTTTATGATTCTACAAAAGTATTAAAAGCCGGCGATACAATGACTGGTAACTTAACACTCAACTATACTGTTGATCCTGTTACAAGTGATGCTAAGTTAGGCGTAAACAAAGAATATGTTGACAAATATGGCGTACCAAAAGGTACTATCGTTATGTGGAGCGGCACAGCATTACCGGACAACATGGTTGGTATTTGGGGACTATGTGATGGTACAGTAGAAAATGGAGTATCTAAACCAGACTTAAGAAACAGATTCGTATACGGTGCTGCTACTTTTGGTGGTGTACGCACAACAGGTGGTTCTAACACAGTAACAACTTCAACAGCAGGTTCACATAGCCATACATCTGCTACAGGTAGAACTAAATTATCTGCGGGTGATTGGCCAGAACATACACACGATTTCTATGATGTGTATGCTCTTTGGGGTGATAAGCCAGGAAATTATAGGATCGAAGGCGGTCTTCCAGTGTATCCTAAAACAGTTTCAGCTGGTGCTAATGGTGTAGGATTTAGAGATAAAGATGGTAACTTCGTAGAACAATACTTCTACTATAGTAATGCTGTAGACGGAGATAATGACGGAGCTGCTTATGCATTTAAGAACGTGACTTTACCTAATGACGGTGCAGGTAGTCCAACTTACACTACAGCAGATATGTTATGGGACTTTAGTACCGGATTATACGCCCTAGGTACTGATGCCCGTGTTGATTTATATAGTGTCTATTATAATAATACTAGCATCTCAGTTCCTGGCATAACTTCAGCTGGTTATATCGGATCATTTGGGTTTTCAAGCGCTACAAGTACATCGCCAGATTACTTAAGAACATTACAAAGTACATCTCCATTTGTACTAACAACTTATAATAAGATTAGATATCAAGTTAATAAAGGTACAGATTCTACTTGGGGTGAAGTGCCTGATGGTGAGAACGAAGAGGAAATTAGACTTGACTATTCCATAGACAACATTACATGGTATAATTTAAAGAAAACATACCCTAAAGAAGTTTCAGGTAATGTTTGGACAGATATCGAGGTTACTATACCAACTGCAGCTAAAGTTGCTGGTGGTGTATACTTAAGATACTCACAACCTCGCAATGGTTCAGCATCTCCTCCAAGAGATACTTGGGCATTTTCACCTCCACAATTTATAACTACTGTGGTAGCACCTTCTGATGGTCACTTACATACTATCTCCTCAGATGGAACTCATGAACATACGGTGTCAGGTATCTTACCTCCATACTATACATTGGCATATATCATCAAGTTGATTTAATCCCCGCTGGTTGGGCTATATTATAAATATAAGGAATATACTTACAATAAGGTCCAACCATGGCTATCGTACAACATCTAATAATCGATCAGAATTCAACCTTCTCAGCAGAGGTTACCATCTATGGTGACACTCGCTACCCTCTAGACTTAACCGGATATACAGCTGCTGCTCAGATGAGAAAGTCATTTGGCTCAACATCTTATACAGCTTTTACCTGTACAATCCAAACACCGCGTTCAAATGGTAAGGTATCATTATACCTGACTGACGAACAGACTGCGGCATTAAAACCTGGAAGATACCTCTATGATGTTATCGTAGAGAACTCGTCAGGGGAAAAGTTTAGAGCCATCGAAGGTGTAATCACTGTAAACGCTACTATTACCCGATAAATTATGGCAAAGAAGATCCCTAGTGCAAGCATCAATATCACTAGTGCTCTTAGATCCATATTAACACAGTCGGACGTAAAACGTTCAGTAGTAGATCAAAATCAGTTAATAAATTCTAAGATCAGAGTGACTGGCGGAGCATTCGCTGCAGCCGGTAACGCTCTATCTCCAATCGACCACGTAGCAATATCTTATGCTGGTTCAACATTCCGAGTAACAGCAGCAGATCTAATATCAGCAGTCACTGATACTATTAAAGTATCGATGGACTATGGTATCAAACCTAAAGACTTCGTATCTAACTTATCAGATAAGATCACGTCATTCTCTATTGGTAAAGGCCTTAAAGACTTTGCTCCAGCAACAGAATCTATTAAGATTGCTATGGGCTTTAACAGAGCTTATGCTTCTGTTCAGTCTGCTCCATTAGATAGAAGGTTCATTGGATCAAGTAAAGTATTAAGTACTGTCACAGATCCTATCGATAGTACATCGAGAGGATTCGTAAAATCAGCTAAAGACTTTATAAACAACATAAGCGATACTGTACGACCTTCCTTAACTAAATCATTAAAAGACTTTGTAATCCCATTAGATTACATGACGATTACAGATGGTTCTACATTCGAAGATGTTAAGGTTGTCAAAGATCTACAACCGGCAATTGAAAACTTATCTAGAACAGTAAGTTACAATAGAGCATACCAAGATACTCAACCAGCTGAAGATAGACCATTTAAAGGTTTATTCAAGAGCTTTGCTGACTTTGTAAACACAGAAGATGTATTAGACTTCAATAGATTTAAAGAAGAAACTGCAGAAGATACTTTCAATATAACAGATGCTGATGTTAGAGGGGTTATTAAAGCTGTAAGTGATACAGCTATACCTCTCGATTACATGACTATCGATGATGGTTCTACATTTGAAGATGTTAAAGTACTAAGAGAAACAATATTTGCATCTGATATTAGAACAACAGATTATGCAAAACAATTAAAAGACATACAACCAGAGTTTGAAGGTCCTCGCAGAGGCCTTGCTAGCGACTTCTCCGTCGATTATTTCCTTGATGATTATACTGAAGATCTTCGCCCGGTATGGAACTTTAATAAAGCTGTAGCAGACTTTGTAATCCCACTTGATTACATGGAAATCTTCGACGGTTCAACATTTGAAGATGTTAAAGTATTAAGAGAAACAATAACAACTCCAGAGGCATTTAGTAGAACAGTAAGCTTCATTAGAAGATATATTGATAGCGTAAGTGTATTAGATGATGGTAATATTTATAGTATAACTAAAGTGTTTAAAGATACAGCTGTTGCTCTTGACTACATGACCATAGCTGATGGTTCTACATTCAGCGATATTAAAGTACTATCAGAAACTGCACCCGCAACAGATAGATTTACACGTGTATTAACGTTTGGCCGACGAGTAACTGATACAGTAATCGCTGACATAAACAATCAGTATACATTTATTAAACCTAGAAGTGATATTGTTGATGCACCGATTGACGGTTCAGGTCATGATACATACGCGTTTGATTATTTCCTTGATGGATCTGATCCATACTTCTATGCTAATAAGTGGTTACCATTAATTAACTTTACTAAAGCTGTCCATGATTCAGTAATCCCACTTGATTATATGACTATTGCTGATGGCAGTACGTTTGAAGATGTTAAACGTTTATTCGACATTGTTACAACACCAGATAGAATACCATTAGATTTAACTAAACCATTAAGAGATGCTGTAGATAAGTTTGAAGGTCCTGGGTTCGGTAGTCAAGATGACTTTTCATTTAACTATTTCCTTGATGACTATACTACTGATCCGCGACCAATATGGACGATCTATAAACCATTCGTTGAACCATTAAGCTTAATAGAAGTATTCACATTAAGTTATACTCCTACAAGAAAATTTGTTGAGACTATGACAGTCTCCGACTTTGGTGGAGATACGTTTGACTTACATAAACCATTTGCAGACACTGTTGGAACTCTTGACGAAACTACTATCACTGACGGTGGTTTATATACTATCGCTAAGACTTTTGTTGAAACATTACGCGCGATAGAAGGTCCAGCTACACGATTCTTACCAGATTATATTGATCCATCTATTGATGATGGTGATTATTGGACAGATCCTACATATATCGAAGATCATATACCAATATACACTATAGTTAAACCATTATCCGATTCTGTAATCCCACTAGATTACATGACTATTGCAGACGGATCGACATTTGAAGACATTAAGCGTATATTTGATACAGTATCAGTGGAAGAAGCTGGTCAAAATACATTCGACTTAACTAAACCACACACAGAAGCACAACCATTCTTCGAAGGTCCAGCTTATGGTGACATCAACGATTACTCACCAGAGTATTTCCTTGACAAGTATACTGAAGACTTTAGACCAATATGGACGATCTATAAACCATTTGCAGATTCAGTAATCCCATTGGATTACATGACTATTGCTGATGGTAGTACATTCGAGGATGTTAAACCATTACCACCAGAATTTATAGTTATAAGTTCATTTAGTTCTTTTGATTGGTTAAAAACAAAAGATGAAGTGTTATCAGTATCTGATGCTGGCGGAGATGTATTCGATCTTAATAAAGCGATATTCGAATATAAGAAACCGGTAGAAGGTCCTGCATATCATGACTATACTTGGTATGCTATTGATTATTTTAATGATCCATATGCAGAATTCTTTGGTTCTATATTTGATTTCACTAAAGTGCTACCTGGCGATTTCCAACCAGCATTAGATCATAATGCAGTCACATTCCAACCAGGAACTATCAAAGATTTCGTATCTGAGATAAGTGACTTTGGAAATATATTCGACCTAAATAAGGTCAATCAATCGAGCGTAGAGTTAGAAGACTACGGTACTCTTTATAGCTTAACTAAAGTACTAGCAGATTCAGTAATTCCGCTTGATTACATGACTATCGCGGATGGATCAACATTTGAAGATATTAAAGTATTACCAGAACAATTTGTTGGTGTATTTGATGACGGTAATACGTTTGACTTCAATAAAGCTAAATTTGATTTTGTTTCTACAGAAGACTACGGCACACTATTCACATTAGAAAAAGTACTTGGCGATTCAGTAAGACCTAAAGAAGGTCCTACGACGTATGATGGTGATGATTATGTACCAGATTGGACAGATCCCGCATACCTTGATGATGGTAGACCAATCTATAATATTATCAAAGTCTTACCTACTGATTATGCAGTAGCTCTTGACTATATGACTATTGCGGATGGTTCTACATTCGACTATACTAATGTATTACCTCCAGATTTTGTAGATGCTCCAACAGATAGAAACGTATATGACTTCAATAAAGGCCAATTTGATTTTGTTTCTACAGAAGACTATGGTACATTATTTGATATCACGTTAGTTAAGAGAGAATTTGTAGACCAACCTCAAGGTCCAGTATACAAAGATTATACTCAATACTCTCCTGACTACTTTGCTGATAACTATACCGAGTATTTCAATATCAGCTATACGTTTATTAAGGTAGTAACACCAGACTTTGTAATCCCATTAGATTACATGACGATTGCTGACGGTTCTACATTTGATGAGATCAAAGTATTATCATCTATCAATCCAAGTCCTACTGACAAGCTAACTACAGATCCAACAAAAGCGCTTGCTAGCTTCCAATACAGAGAGATCGAAGGTCCTGGTTATGGCAATGGAGATGACTTCTCATTAAATTATTTCCTTGATGATTACACAGAAGACTTACGTCCTATCTGGACATTTACTAAAGCATTAGCGGACTCTGTAATACCATTAGATTACATGACCATCACAGATGGTAGTACATTCGATGAGATTAAGGTATTAGCTTCATTACAATCTGCACCATTAGATAATGATACGTTCGACTTTAATAAAGTCCAGTCATCTTTTGTATCTAACATTGAAGACAATGGTAATCTATTTGAATTTACTAAAGTACTTGCAGATTTCCAATTAACTCGTCAAGGACCAGTAGATTATAACTTCGATGGTTATATTCCAGGATTTGGTGATCCTACCTACCTTGACGATGGCAATATACTATACACGTTTAATAAAGTATTATCAGATTCTGTAATCCCATTAGATTACATGACTATTGTTGATGGTAGTACATTTGAAGATGTTAAAGTATTGTCTAGCTTTGTAACTGATATATCAGATGATGGCAATACATTTAGCTTTGATAAAGGCTTACATTCATATGTAACTAATGAAGATTACGGTACTCTATATACTATTGATTTAGTTAAGAGAGATTCTGTAAACGAAACCCAAGGTCCAGTATATAAGGATTACACGCAATATTCTGGTGACTACTTTGCTGATAATTATACTGAATACTTTAACATAAGCTATACATTCATTAAAATATTGCCTACAGACTTTGCTATTGCTTTAGATTACATGACGATTGCTGATGGCTCAACATTTAGTGATACTAAGATATTACCACCAGACTTTGTAACAGATATCAGTGACTTTACTACTACGCATCCAACTAAAGCCTTATCAAGCAGTAATACTGGAACATCTGATCTATTACTACCATTTACATTCATCAAAGGTTTATCTGATGAAGTATTTGCTATAGAAGTATTACGCATCCAACAACCACTAAGGGCGGATAAAGATAATCCGCAGATGGTTGATCAACTCGATGCTCATATATTTGATACAATTAAAGCATTGGCTGATACTGCGATACCATTAGATTACATGACGATTGCTGATGGATCTACATTTGCTGATATTAAGATACTAAGAGATGTAATAGATGCTCCTATCAGTGGGTCCGGTAGAGATAACTATGCGTTAAACTACTTTGATGATCCATATTACTATGCATTCCGTTTAGTTCCTATCTTTGATTTTAATAAGGTAATACATGATTCAGTAATCCCATTGGATTACATGACAATTGTAGATGGGTCGACGTTTGATGAGATAAAAGTATTAGCTACACTCCAACCTGCCCCGTCTGATAGAATCAGCAATATTAGTGCTGGTAAAGTATTAGGCTCTGTGCAGCCTGGAGTTGCTGATAATGGCAATGTATTCAACTTTAATAAAGTACTTGCAGACTTCCAACTTACAAGACAAGGTCCAGGAGAAAATAATGCTAGCGACTATGCCTATGATGGTGTAGGAGATTACGGCAGTCCTGTATGGATGGATCCATCATACATTGATGATAGCCGAGCAATATTTACTCTAACTAAAGTACTATCTGATTCTGTAATCCCACTTGATTACTTAACTATAGCTGATGGTTCAACATTTGAAGATGTTAAAGTATTATCAAGCTTTGTGTCTAACATCTCAGATGATGGTAATGTATTTGACTTAACAAAACCAAGGTCAGATAATATAGCGAGAGAACTTGAAGGACCACGTAGAGGTTTACCAAGTGACTTCTCACCTGATTACTTCCTTGATGACTATACAGAAGATCTAAGACCAATATGGAACTTTAATAAGACTTTATCTGATAGCGTTATACCTCTTGACTATATGACTATAGTCGACGGTAGTACATTTGAAGATGTTAAACCATTACCACCTGAGTATATAAGCACTAGCACATTTAATGCGTATGATTTTAATAAAGTTAAGTCAGAAACGATGGTGGCTTCTGATGTCTTATTACCGTTTAATGTAAACCTTGCTAAGTTTGAATATGTAACTGAACCTCAAGGTCCGGTTTACTATGACTACACACAATATTCCACAGACTACTTTGCAGACAACTATGCAGAGTACTTTAATCTCAAGTATAGCTTTACTAAGGTACTTGCTTCTAGTGCTATTGCTCTAGATTATATGACGATTGTAGATGGATCAACATTTGCTGATGTTAAGATCCTTGCTACTTTACAACCAGCACCTCAAGATGCTATAGCTAATTACCCACAAAAAGTACTATCAAGCTCTAATACTGGCACATCAGATAGGTTATTACCATTTACGTTCATCAAAGGTATCAATGACTTCGTTTCTACAATGGACAATCAGTCTATCGCCCAACCTTATACACTAGATCGTTATAACCCACAAAAGGTATATCAACTTGACGATGATATCTTTAACCTTAATAAAGCTTTAATCTCATCAGCAACTAATGAAGATAATGGTAATGTATTTAACTTTAATAAAGTATTAACTGACAGTGTACGAGCAAAAGAAGGACCTGGTGATAACACAGCTGATGACTATGTGAATACATGGACAGATCCAAGCTATATTGAAGATGGACGCCCAGTTTATAACTACATTAAAGTTCTTCCTGCAGACTATGTAACAGCTCTTGATTACATGACAATTGCAGATGGATCGACGTTCGCTGATGTCAAAGTATTGTCAAGCTTCGTGTCTAATATATCTGATAATGGAAATGTATTTGACTTTAATAAAGTTAAACGAGACACACAACCAGCATCTGATACTTTACTACCATTTACAACAGGACTTGTTAAGCGCGACACAGTAATCCAACCGCAAGGTCCAGTTTACTATAATAAAGCCGGTTATGCTCCTGACTTCTTCAATGATGACTATACTGAGTTCTTTGGTCCTAAGTATACAATAATCAAGCCATTATCTGACTTTGTAATCCCTCTTGATTACATGACTATTGCGGATGGATCAACATTTGCTGATATCAAACCAATAAGTGATATATTAAGTGCTTCTGACAGAAGAACCAATGAAGTAGTAAAACCCGTTGCTGATTCACAAGTAGGTCAAGGTGATGGAAAATTACATGGCCAAGATTGGTACGCCACGGATTATTTTGATGGGTATTCTGGTCTGCTATCTCCTCCGGAAACCGTATTCCAATATACTATAGAATATAAGCCAACTATAATATTCGATAAAGTAAGGCATGACATAGTTCAGCAACAAGATGCTATTACTAATAGTTTTACAAAACCTATAAACAGCCCGCTATTATCTACTCTTACTGGCGGGCTAATAAACAAACATGACTATGTGGCCGGGGTGTTTTTTGCAGCAGATTTTGTAGGTACGGCTTATGCCCTAACATAAAAATAGGGTTTTATAAATATATACAAGTTCAAGTAATTCAATAAAATTATGTTGAATGTAACTAAAAAGATATATAAATAGTCTAGGTGCCGCAAAAGTGCCTATTCAATTGAATATAATGATCTAAAACGTTTTAAAACACTAGGAGAATTCTCACATGGCAACAATTCAAGAACATATCAAGGCGACGGGTAAACTAAATATTTTAGTTACTGGTGCTGACGGTAAAGTAAAGCAAGACCTCTTTGTTCCTAACTTAGTTGTAGCTTTAGGTAAAAACTACATCGCAGGTAGAATGAAAGACACAGTTTCAGGTTTCACAACTCCAACTCAAATGGGTTATATGGCAGTTGGTGAAGTTTCAGAAAGCTATAACTATGGTACAGCTTCATCAGTATCACAGTTTGGCCCTTTCACATACAACAATACACTAGCAGCTGAAATTGCTTCTAGCCGTACAGCTTTAACAACAGCTGGTGGTACACAAGGCACAACAGTTACAACTACTGCAACTGGTTCAAACTCAGGTACAACTTTAACAGTTGGTTCATACTCTGGTATCGTTGCTGGTATGTACGTACACGGTCAAGGCGTTGCTGCAGGTACTAAAGTATCTACAACACCTGGCTCAACATCAGTAACAATCGATACAGCTTTAACAGCTGATTTAGGTTCAGCTTCAACATCAGCTACTGGTTCTTCTGGTGCTAAGACGATCTCTGTATCATCTGCATCAGGTATCGCAGTTGGTCAAGCTGTTTCTGGTACAGGTATCGGTTTAAATGCTAAAGTTTACTCAATCTCTGGTACAACTATCACATTGACAGTTGCTAACTCAGGTGCAGTATCAGGTACTATTACATTTAGCCAACCAGTATACTTCACAAACGCTAACACAATCACTTATGCTTGCACATTCTTACCAGGTACAGGTACAGGTGCTATTGTTGAAGCAGGTATCTTTAACGATTCATCCCCATCTCATACAGAATCAGTTTCTAGTTTAGTTGGTGGTGTAATGCTTTGTCGTACAACATTCGCTGTTGTTAACAAAGGTGCTGACGATACTATGTCTATTACATGGACAGTAACAATTAGTTAATATAATAAAAATTTAAGGGCGTAAAACATGGCTAATAATTCATCTACAATAATCACGCGATCTGCAAAGGGAACGCCACTAGCTTACACTGAAGTTGATGCTAACTTCACTAATCTAAACACAGATAAGGTAGCGGCAAGTGGTGGTTCGATGTCTGGTGGTGCAATTGATGACACTACGATCGGTGCTACAACTAGATCTTCTGGCAAGTTTACGACCCTTGACGCGAATGGCAATGTGATCCTAGGCGATGCATCAGGAGATACTGTAACAGTTAATGGTACAGTAACTCCTGCTTCATCATCAGCAATTGGTTTACTAGTTTCTGGTACATCATCAGGAGCAATGCTAAAAGTAACACAACAAGGAACTGGTGACGCTTTCGTAGTCGAAGACGTTGCATCAGATTCCACCCCATTCAAAATCGACCAATCAGGTAACGTAACGATTGGCGGTAACTTAACAGTTCAAGGTACAACCACAACGATCAGTTCTACTACATTAGATGTTACAGACTTAAATATTACTGTAGCTAAAGGTTCTGGCAGTTCTTCTGCAGCAGACGGTGCAGGTCTTACAGTAGACATCGGTGGTTCTAACCCAACTCTAGTATATACACATTCTGGTACTAAGTTTACATCTTCACTAGACTTTGATCTAGCATCAGGTAAAGTATACAAGATCAATAATACAGAAGTTTTAAGTGCTTCTGCTTTAACAATCGGTTCTTTAGGCTATTCAGCATCTGGCGCTGTAGCTACATTAACTTCAACTGTTGCCGGTTATAACCAATTAGTAGTAAGAAACTTAAGCTCAAATGCTTCTGCTTCTGCAGATATCGTTGTAAACAATAACCAATCTACTGATACCACATACTATGGTGACTTCGGTATGAACTCATCAGCATGGTCTGGTACAGGTTTCAGTACAGCTAATGCTGTATACTTAACAGCTACTACAGCACCATTGATTCTTGGTACAACTACTGATCACGGTGTTGAGATCTGGACAGGTGCTACACCAGTTCAATCATTATCAATCGCTGCTACAACTGGTATTACAACATTAAAAGAATTAGCTTTAACAACAAAATTAGCAGTCGCACAAGGTGGTACAGGCGGTTCATCTGCAGGTATCACATTATTCAATAACATTACAGGTTACACAGCTTCTGGCGCAACAGGTACAACATCAACAAACTTGGTGTTCTCAACTAGCCCAACATTAACAACTCCATCATTAGCAGCAACTCCTGGTTCAACAGATAACGGTACAGCAGTAGCTTCTACAGCGTTTGTTCGCTTATATGGCGGTTTCCAAAACATGGTGGTTTTAACATCAGGTTCTGGTGCAACTGGTACAATCCCAACAGGTATCTCTAAGATTAAAGTTACCATGATTGGCGGTGGTGGAGCTGGTGGTGGAGGTGCTGCAGCGATCGGTGACGCAGGAGCAGGTGGTGGTTCTGGTGCAATGTCAATCGCTTACTTAGTATCTGCTTCATTATCAGGTGCAACATATACATACACAGTAGGTACTGCTGGAGCTGGTGCTTCAGGTGCAGTCGGTGGTAATGGTGGTGCTTCATCATTCTCAGTATTATCAAATACATTCACTGCTCCAGGCGGTACAGGTGGTGCACTTGGTGCTGCTGTTTCAACTCCATATGCTGGTGGTGCGGGTGGTACAGCAGGTTCTGTAACAGCTGGCGCATATACATCAACACAATTCTTAGTTGGTACTGCTGGTGGTTTTTCATGGGGTACTGCTGCAGCTGGTACATGTGTAGGTGGTATGGGTGGTTCAGGTTTATTTGGTCAAGGCGCTGGTCGTGGTGCAGTTGGTGCTACAGTTGCAACAGCTGCTACAGCTAATACTGGTGCAGGTGGTGGTGGTTCAGCTTCTACTACAGCTGCTGCAACTACAGGTGGTAACGGTGGTTCTGGCGTTATCATTATTGAGTATTAAGATTTAAACTAAAAGAGAGAAAATAGATGGACATTAAATTACGTGGTTCCCAATCCATTCCGTTAACTATTGCGGAGGTTGATGCTAACTTCTCTCAACTACGAGATGCTGTAACTAGTTCAGCCGAGATTGTAGGTGGTACCATCAATGGTGCCACTATTGGTGCTTCTACAGCGGCAACTGGTAGATTCACAGATGTCACTATCACAGGTAATTTAACAGTTAATGGCGATACGACTACACTTAACGTATCAACTCTTGATGTAGAAGACTTAAATATCACAGTAGCAAAAGGTGCAGCTAATGCAGCCGCAGCTAACGGGGCCGGTCTTACAGTAGATGGTGCCTCAGCAACAATCCTTTATACAAGTGCGTCAGATAGTTTCACCATAAATAAAGCAGTAA